TATGGCCTCTCCAATTTGATCCTGTAAAAATTCCTTTGAATGAACCACTGTCTATATTTGTATATGGTGAATACCAACTACTCGAACAAGCTAGTCCAGTATTGGATTTTCCATGTATAATAGCGTTTAAATTTTTAAAACTACCCGTTCCGGTTATTGTTGAAGATAGAGGAGAAGTCTGTTCACTTCCATTTACGTTTAAATAAGTAAATGTTGCACCAGAACTAATTGAACCAGAAAAACTACCTGTAGACCAAGATCCACTAACATACGAATCTGAAATTATTTCAAAACTACCACTAAACGAACCAGAAGCATATGTTGTGGAATTTCCAGAACTACTTACATACAAAATTTTATTGGTTGTTTCGTTGGAAAATCTCCCAGTAAAATTTGCAAGAAATGAAGTTCCAAGTATAGAATCAGATGTCAGACTGAATCCTTGCCATTTACTTCCAGAATAGATGTACAATGAAGATGTATCATATGCCAACCAACCTTCATTACCATATGAAGAAGTAGTTGTTGGTACCGCATGCCAATTTATATTGTCAAACTCAGTTTTCACACCGTTGTTTGATGAATACAGTTCTAATATTTCGTCAATTCCAAAATTTTTTTCTATGTAAGTTGACGAATTATTTATGTAAGTATCTTTTATTGGATATATAAATTTGTGCATTATATTACAAGTCCTTTAATGTCTGTATTTGGGTATTTTAATTCAAAAACAGATGGGTCTTTAGATGGATATATAATATTATTTTGAGTCGCTATAGATATATTATATGCGATGGATGAATAATTTCCATCATCGATTGTTAAATTTTTTACTTTCAAATCAATTACTGATTGAACACCTTCTACTTTCATAAGTTCAAAATTTAACTGACTTAAATTTATAGGTTGATTAAATGACCATATATCTATGTCAAAAAATTGTTTAACAGAATCAATACATTCATTCAATACATCTTTTTTATTAAACCCATTGAAAACTGATATTTTAAAATCGATTCCTATGTTTATAATATAACCGTCAATAATATTGATTTTATCAGATAACATTTTGTACTTTGACAAATAATTTTTTAAATTTAACAAAGTTGCTTCATTTACTTTTGTAAGTTTTTTATTAGGATCATATGTGAGTACATATAAGTTATTTGTAAATTGATTTGGCGATTCTATGAATTTTCTTCTATCGAGTGGTTGTAATGGACTTAAATCTATAGATTCTCGATTACCACTTACAACTCCGTTTACAAATCCTTCATATGGAACATTTCTATTTGAATTATTTTCAACATATGCTTTTGAAATGTTTCCGAATCTAGGTGGTAATGAATACGTTCTAAGAACAATGTCTTCACTGGTAACCATTCTATTTTGAGAAGAAAAATTAACCATTGCATTTTGTCTTATTTGTTCATCTGTTTCTCTACCATCACCTCCAGTTGAAGCTTCGGGATTGTTTACTCTCAAAGAACTTTTTATTTGGTCGAGTAATTGATATTCAGCATCCGATAAAAATTCTATGTTATTACTTTGAAACGTTGCATATGTAACTTTATTTAAATTTCCGGACGTTACATTTGAATTTAATCCGCCGCCAATTATATATTGTACTGTTAATGTAGTATTAGATGGTGATCGACCATAAGAATTACTTTTTAAAACATTTGTACCATCTAATGATATATTTAAATTTTTTAAATTAGACAATCCCACTCCCACATTTGAAGGATTGGGTATGATTACTTCATTTTCAAAATTTTCTGTGTTTACACCAAATTGTAAGTATGTAAAATTATTTTGATCCAAAAGTGTAACATATCTATTTTCAGTACGAAGATATTTTAATAATTTGGGAGTGGACGATTTATATTTTGATAAAGTTTGATTGTTTAATGTAGAATTATCTACCTCAATTGCTATTGTATCCTGTGCCAAATAATCAGTTTCATAATAAGAATTATTATCAGAATCTGTGACACTTATAACTTTTACAACATTTGTTTCATCAAGTTTCAAAGTTAAGAATGGAGCTGGATCGGTAACTGAGAATGTTTTTGTTAAAACATTTCCCGAAAATGCATTAACTGTTTTTTTAACTAAATAAAATTGTGGTGCACCTGAATTATCTCTACTATAAACACTTATTTCTCTGGGAGAAAATGGTGTATCTTCACCAAAATCTATACTGTCTTCTATTAAAAAATTCACGCCATCATTACCAGATAATCTAGTAAATGGACTTGTTACTAAATAAAATCGTTCATCAGGTATATATTTTCCGTCAATTCGTGCATCTCTCGTTGAAGGAATTAATTGAAACACGTCAACTTTTACAGTTGAAACTGATGTGGCTTTTGGTTTATATCCCAACTGTCTCGCTTGATTTATTAAATTTCTCCTATCTGTAGAAAATTGAACAAAACTTTCTTTAGACTGTTGATCTGTATAATACGAAAGTATATCGCCTACATATGCAGCTTGTTCTATAAAGATTGTGCCTGGAGAACTATCACTAAAATCTTTATATGATTGTGGATAATACTTCTTGGTAAAATCAATTAACTCTTTTTTTAAAGAGAAAAAATCCCTATTGACATAATTTATGTCCTTAGTATTAGCTCTAAATGTTTTGTTTACTATATTTGACATTATACATTTAATGTGTTGACTTCTAAATTTACATTAGACTGAGACTGTCTATATGTAAATGTAATGCTAATAAATATCTTATTTGTACCATTATTTGTTTGATTTTCTGATAATTGTACTTTTACATCATTTACTAATACGCCATTTAGAAAGTAATCAATATCTTTCTGAACAAGATCTACTAACATATCTCTCGATACATCAAGATCCATTTGTTCAAATAATACTTTATACATACCACTTCCAAAATTATTATTAAATCTACGTTCGCCGGGTTTAGTTAATAATATATTTTTAATATTAGACTTAATTTGTGAAATGGTATCATCGTTGGTTTCAAAAAAACCATTTTTACCCATTCTAAGCGGAAGTGATAATCCTATAGCAGTTTTAGGCATTTTTTATCCTTTTTTATTATCAATTGCTTTCATTAAATCTCTGTAATCTCTAGTCATAGCTTCATGAACAACTTTAATTTCTTTACGAGCATTTTCTGGAATTTCTGGTTGTTGTATAATTTCTGATTCATTTAACATAGATGATTTAAAATCACCACCCATTAGTCCTACAGCACTACTTTCTTGTGGAACTCCCCCAGTAGTTTCATTTAAAACTTGATTTAAAAGTTGATTAGACGTATATTTGACAAACTTTTGTTGTTTTTTAACTGGTGGTGTTGAACTCGATTGACTTTCAGAAACAGTTTCAACGTTATTTTTTAATGATGCAATTTTATTATTAGAGTTAGTTATAATTTCTACTAAATTTTTTTGCAACTCTTCTTTAAAAATTTTACTAACTTCTTCTCTTACAAGTCCACGTATGATTTCTTTTAATTGATTTGCTTTCATATCGTATATATAATAATTATATATTAATTTGGTTTATTTTATGTTTTATTAAAGTTATATTTTAGGTAAACTAGGTAAATTAACTTTAGGAACAGAATTTAAAGCGGCTGACTTATAATCAGATACAGATGGAATTTTCGATTTTAGACCCATCAATGATTCTTTACCTTTTATAGCTATTGTTTTTACTCTCGGACCACTTGGAATTTCAATTTTTGGTTTTGGTATGGATGATTTTATATCATTTAACTTCCCAGCGGCAGATGATAGTGAATCATTTACATTAACAGATCCCATTACATTGTTTTGAATTTCAGATGCTTTTGATCCTAAAGAATTTTTAATTTCAGATGTTTTATCAGTAATTGAATTGGTGGCACCAGTAACCTGACCTTGTAAATTTGAAACTGCACCCGTAACGGAACCAGTTACACCATCCAGTTTGCCTTGAGCAGCATCTTTTAAACCACCTGTTTTATCCATTAAAGATTTTACACTTCCAGCGGATCCATCAATTGGATTTACAAATTTTGAATTGCCTGCAATACTACCGGGATTGAATTTATCAGGTGTCCAATTTGCGCCTAAACCACCAACTTTTGATTTTAAACCATCTATGGCTCCACTTGCTTGTCCCGTAAGTCCTCCAGCTAATCCACTTGCTTGTCCAGCTAATCCACTTGCTTGTCCTGCCAGTCCACTTGCTTGTCCTGCCAGTCCACCAGCTAATCCACTTGCTTGTCCAGTCAGTCCTCCAGTTAATCCACTTGCTTGTCCTGCTAATCCAGCTGTTAACCCACCTGCCTGACCTTTTAACCCAGACAATGCGTCATTTGCTTTAGATTGTAATCCACCAGCAACATCACCAACTTTAGATGTTGCAGATCCAATTTTATCACCTAATCCAGAAGCTGCCGAAGATATTTTAGATGCGGCTGCATTTGGACTTAAACCTTTCGGAATACTACTCGGTATTTTTACACTTGGATTATCAACAAGTGGTGGTTTAAACTTTAAACCGTTAATAGCTTGTGAAGATGCGCCTGGTAATGATTTTAATGGATCTTTAAATGGAATCATATTTTTATATTATTTCATATTCAATTTGCACCGGACCTTCCCTCCTATTTCTACCTTTGAAATCTCCTATTACACCTTGACCAGTGACTGGATTTATAACTAATGGAGATCTACATTCTGATTTTGAATCTTTTGGTTTAACACCATTTGAACCAGGCGAATAACCACCGCCAGTTAAAAATACTCGTCTACTTAAGTTTTTATGTAAACTATCTCTTAAAAGCTTTAACTGTTCTTGTTGTACAGGTATTTGAGTTTGATCTGGCTTTGCATCTATTGTATTAACAGGACTAGGACCACCTGCATCGGGATGACTATGTGGATGTGGATGTACATGATGATACCAATGTACATGATCTAATAACCAATTACATAAATCATATAGCCAATCAACTGTAGTTTGACCAAGAAGAGCTGGTTCATTTGTATCACCATATTGTCCCAAAAATATTTGTGGTGAATTTAAACAAGTTAAATAATTTGTAGTTAAAACTATTTGATTATGTGAATCAACTGTATATTCAGCATCTGTGACAATACTATATCGTTTTTTACTAAAATGTAATGTTTCTGAAAATCTACTACTAAATATCAATCTATCTGTATTTATTACGATTTGATCTTTATCAAAAATTGGTAATACAAAGTTTGTACATCCATCTGGAGTAAATTGTGTTTGTTCTTCAGAACCCACCGCAAATATAGATTTATATACAGTTGTTTTCCAAGTTGTCACTGTAGTACCGGATGAAATTTCTATAGTACTACCATCATTATTTATGTCCTGTTCAATTGAACCGCCATAATTTTTTTCTTTGTTTGTTATAGCGGGAATCGGTGGTAATTTTGGATGTAATCTTTGTTCTCTATCAATGGATATATTTCGTTGTCTATTTCTTATTGTTATTTTTGGATTTCCATATCCACCTTTACTTGATTCTGGATATAAGTTTTTATCCAACGTATATGATGTGTATCCAAAATCTATTCTATTACCCTTTTGATTATCAGAATTCCAACTAGATAAAGCGTTTCTAGTATTACCAAATGATTGATCTTTCAATCTATCATCGTCATATGTAGAAAATTTTATAGATTGTCCAAACCTACTTTCAATTAAAGTATCTCCTTCATATGTTTTTAAACTTCTTATAAATGGATTTATTATAAAATAATTTCCTAAATATCCGATCTTATTTCCAATACTTGCAATGGTTGGATGTGTGAGGTATGACCTCATATTTGGAATTGCGCCATAAGGAACTGCACCATTACCACCGTCACCACTAGATGATTCAGGTGAAAAATCTGCATTTACACCTGTGAAATTAAAAGTATTAAATGGCTTTGTATAATAAAAGTTTTCACCCACTTTTATTACCATTACAAATTCATTTAATAAAGGATACTGTGTGATTGTTTTATCTAGTGGAATTGCCCAAGGTAATCTTTCTTTAGGACTTTTATTTTCACCTTCTAAAACTCTTATTTTTGCACGTCCTATATAACTAAAATCCGCATCTTCTGAGGTAGGTATACTTAAAGCACTATTTATGGAAGAATCTGCTGACTTATAATTTGCCGGTGATATACCAAGTTTTAATTTAACTTTATTTGGATTATTTTCTATGAATATAGGATGGTTTTCGTCATTTATAACATCTACTACTATAGCTAATTTAAAAGTGTTAATATTAAGAACAGTATTTTTAATATTATTAGTTTCATTACTGCCAGAGGTAGTAATTTTTTTAACTTCTAAAAGCTTTTCGATAGAATTACTCATTTTCTTTTCCGACTTCTTTTACATTTTCACTATTTGTGATGGAAATCACTTCACTCATTAATTGTTCTCTTTCCTCGTCAGTTAATATCATAGAAGATCCCTCACCAGTGGATTCACTTTTTGATACTAATCTTTGAACAACACTCGCTAACTTTACTAACTGTTCATCATTTTTCACACCAACATCATAATAATCTTTTATTAAAGGGACGATTATAATGGCGTCATTAACAGTTTTTATAAGATCTTTTAGTTCTGAAATAAGAATTTCTATCTGATTTTTCTTACTTTCAGAGTTTTTTACTATATCTTTACATAAAAGTGAAAATGATTTTCCTTTATATAATTCAAAATCTAAGTTCATACTCTATATAAATAGAAAAACCACTTATTTTAAAGTGGTTTCTAATTTTTTTTATTTTTTATTAAAATTTAAAATGTTCCGTTTTCTATATAATTTTTCATTAAATTGAATTGATGTGTTTTCATTTTGTTTATAACCTTGGTAACTTGTTGAGTTTTACAAAAACTCATCTCTCGAATATATAGGTATAATGTCTTTTTATTAAAAGATTCTAATCGTTCACAATTTCTCATCAATTCCAAAACCGCATGTGCTATATTCAAATCTTTTTCTTTTGAAAAAACTTTATTGATATTATTTTCCCAATAATAAATTAATTTGTTTATAAGTTCTTTGTTTTCTACCTGTTGATGGTAATTATCTTCTGCCTGTAAACAAATTTCAGATTCACTCGGAGTTTCTGATATACTTACGTGTTGGTTGTATCTCTTATAGTTATTGTTATTGTGAAATATTAAATAATTTTTAGCCACAATACTAAAGTAACTAAATGCTTTTCCTTTACCTGCCTGGAATTTGTGTATATTTGAAACCAAATGTGATACTGTTTCTCGTTGAACTTCTAATGGACTGTTGTCAAAATATGTAAATTTGAAAGTATTAAAGATGTTTTCAACTAATTTTTCAAAACTAAATTTAATTCTTTCTTCATAAATTTGATTTCGTTTTATATCACACGTTTCTCCATTATATTCTATAATGGCTTCTTCGGTTTCTTTTGAAAAATAAATTTTATCTTTCTTATTTCTACCACGTCTTCTTCTACGTATTGGTTTTTCATCCAAAGAAACTTCTTCAATTTCTTTTGGTTTCTCAACAGGCTTTTCAGCTACTATTCGTATTTTAGACTTGATTTGTTTTTTGGCAGGTTCTGGTTTTTTAGGTTTAGAAACTTTCTTTTCAACTTTTTTCTCAAACTTGGCTTTTTTGGTTTTTTTTGTCATCAATAAATTCGTCATCTACAATTTTTGTTTTAGTGTTTGAAATGATGTCTTTTATTTGTTGGAATATAATTCCAACGTCATCATCTTTTTCAAACATATCACGCTCGTCAATACTTTTCAACTTTTTATATAAAGAATTAATTTCTTCTTTAAAATCTATTACCCAAGATTCAAGTTGATCCGTGAATCTAAATGATTTAAATAGTGAAACGCACAAAAATATATTAAGAATTATACTTAGTAATAAAAAACAAATTAAAATAATTTCCATAAACATCAATCTTCATCGTCATCGATTTCGATAAATTCTGATAAGAATTCTTTTGCTTCTAATATAGTATTCCAATCATTATTGTCATATCCATCCGCAATTAAATCATATAGTTCCAGCAATTCTTTTTCATCCATAATATACTATGTATATATAAGATAAAAAACTAAAAAAACATTTTTTTAAAAACTAAACATAGATTGTTTTCCAACCTCTTTTGTTTTTATTACTTCTTTCACAACTTCAACAGGTTTTTCTACCTCTTTTATAACCTCGACTTTTTTTTCCACTTCTTTTATAACTTCAACAGGTTTTTCTATTTCTTTTATGATTTCAACAGGTTTTTCTACCTCTTTTATGATTTCTTTTGGGACATTATTTTCTTCAGATATAATTTCTTTTTCAATATCATCTGACGAATCATCAATTTCTTCTTCATTTTCAACAATTGGTTTTTTAATTATTTTATTTTTTTTTACTTGTTTTACATTATCTACTATATTT